AATCACGTTGTTAGCCGTTAGCGCCGTCTGTCCCGTACCGCCGTTGCCTACGGGCAGCGTACCTTGAACTTGACTGGCGAGATTAACTCCTGAAAGAGCGCCACCCAGAGTAAGATTGCCAGAGCTTGTTACCGTTCCAGAAAGAGTAATACCGTTTACTGTGCCTGTGCCGCTTACGCTTGTTACAGAGCCTACCGATCCAGAGGGATTAGCATTAAGAACAGTCGCTCCAGCCCCCGTACCTTCAGTAATCACCATTGTTTTTTGGCTTGTAGGTATAGTTACACCCGTACCAGACCCTTGTTTTATCGTAATAGACTGTCCGCCAGTAGTAGCGTTTTCAATCAGCCACACTTTAGAAACAGTGTTAGGTCCAAGTGTTACCTCGCGTGTAGCCGTAAGAGAAGCTGCTGAGGTAATCTTTAAATAAAACCCGCGAGTAGCGTCTGCTGTACCGTCAGGCATAGTAAAGGTTTGATTGGCATCACCAGACATCTGCTTAGTGCCAAGACTAAAACCGTCAGTGATAAGCTCAAGGTTAGTGTTGGTACTGGTTCCCCAAGTGCCATCCTCATCACCTGTGGTAATTTCTTTTAATCTTAAATTATTTACAAAAGTAGCCATTTGGTTTCTCCAGTACTTATACTAGTGTGCTGCCAGAAGCAGCGGGTAGCGTAGTAGCATAAATAGTTGTATTCTGACGTAATTCTAAGGTTTCCCCGCAACTTGAACAAGTATCAGCGTTAACCTCTGCCTCGTCAAGATCATACCCACAACTCCTGCATATCACTGCAACCACATGTTTAGGGTGAATTATATCGCCGGTTGTTTTTGCTTCGTTTACTGTAATCATGCTGCTATTATCTCCGTCCATCTAGGATCGCCGCCCGGAACTATTTCATTCCAGACCCATACTTGCCCTACCTGTCCTGTAGCTTGCACCCCTGTAATATTAACAAGTGCAGCGCCGCTAACCCCTACTGTACCTAGTTGACCTGTAGCAGCAACTCCTGTGACGTTAACATTCTGCTGTAGATCAACAACTACGTTTCCTAACGCGCTTGTAGCTTGTATGCCCGTGACGGAAACATTGCCTTTAGCGGTTACTGCTACTACACCTAACTGAGTAGTGCCTACAACACCTGTTGGTAGAACACCTCCCCCTTGTTGAACGTTGGCGTTGCCAACTTGTCCGGTAGCTTGAACCCCGGTTACTGAGGCAGTTGCCTTTGCCTGTACTGTTACGGTCCCTAAAACCCCTGTTGCAGCATTACCCAATACGGCAACGTTATCCGAGTCACCTGTTACGACTACATTACCAAGAGCTGTTGTACCTACAACGCCTGTAACGCTAACAAGAGCGCCACCTTGTACATTAGCATTGCCAACTTGTCCAATAGCTTCAAGACCTAGGGATTCTCCCCAACTGCCTCTACCCCACGCACCGCGACCCCAACCGCCCAAACGGACGGTTACATTAACACCCTCACCCCAAGAGCCTGAACTCCAAGTGTTACGACCCCAACCGCCAGCCACTTACTAAGCAATCCGAATAATCGCGTTGCTAGAGTCGGCTCCGGGCATAACAATAGTAAAGTCGCCCGCAGTGGCGGTTTTATCTGCTCCGAAATCCAGAACCGCAATCGCAGGATTTGAGCTACCATTCTTTAAATAAAGAAGCGCCCCACGAGCGGTAATAGTAGAAGTGGCCCAAGTAACATTATTAAAGTCTAGCCATGCAGTTGTACCTGTGGATGTAGGTACTTGCGTTATTGTCATCGCGTTACCTGCTGCTGTATATCCTGTGCCCGAAACTTCATTAGACGCACTATACGCAGTAGTAGTTGCACTTAATGTGGCAGAGTTAGTATACAGAGCACAGTAAAATGTCTGCGAAGTACCTGAACTAAAATCAAAGTCCCCACCAAGGATTTGAACTTTGAACGATGTTGCCATAGCCTGTGAAATAGCCATTTTTCTTTCCTCTTTAAATTAACGCGGTTCTATTCTAAGTTGACCAGAACGGTACATATCTTCCCGCATCTTGCCATCACCTAAGTTTTTCAATAACGACATAGCGTCTACGTACATCTGTTGGTATAGCGCAACCATATCTGGCTCGCCTTTTATAAAACGTATAGCTTGAACAAGCGCTCCGTTAAGCAACGCAGAACTAAAGTGATCCCCTAACCACGACGTACCAGCCGTAACAATAGTTTGTGGGTAAAACCCGTAGTGCAATTCAACCGTGTAAGCAGCGTCTGGCGTTGGGCCTACAATAAACGCGGTGTCGTCAAATAACCCATAATGCTTAGGCGCTCCTACAGATGCAGGTTTAGGGTACGCTTCACGCATAAAGTTAACGTCTTTATTTAACAAGTAGTTATAGTTACCAAGAGCATCGACTACCGCTAAAGAAAACGGGTATAGAAAATCTGTGGGAAAAATTAAATACTCATCATTAGCTGTAAGTAGCCCCGTCTGATTACGTCGCAAGGCGGGTATTTGCACAGAGTTATATATGCCCTGTTCCGCCTGATCAGTAAACATGGCAAGCTGATCTGCTGTAAACGTCTGTTCACAGACATCCTGAATGTTTGCTTTTAGCTCGGTATAGTTCACCAGCTAACCCTCTAAGCCATTGGTCCGCGAGCAAGAAGCCCTTTAGTGGCAGCACCTGTACCGCGTACTTTAATACCGCTAGTCTTTAAGTTAGCAGGTGGAGCATCAACCCCATTTAAGTCAACCGTGTACACCGTAGGCGTAGCGGGGAACTCAATTATCTTAGGTGTCTTTACTTTTGATCTGGCTTTGTTTTTCATTTCAGTCTCCTAGCTTGTAGTTACCGTAACTTGGCCTACTTCGCCTGTAGCTACTAAGTCGTCTGGTGTTAGCCCAAAAGGATTATCTAACCCTACCGGGTTCCAACCCCACTGTATATTAATGCTGCTAAAGTCCCCTGCGGGTACTATGCTCTGATCGGGTCGCGGATTTCGTATCGCTTGCGGATCATCTACTGGGAACGTACCCAACATAAGTTGTGGTTGGCTTGGATTCCAGCATTCGGGACAAGCCTTTATCTGGGTCTCTATCCCTTTAACTACTCTGTTCTTAAGCTGCTTTAGCTTGTACTCAAACCCGCACACATCACACATTGCGATGGCTTTGTTACTTGAGGCGAACCTATTACTCATAGGACCGCCTTAATAATTACTTAGTCTTGGTACAAGACGTATTGTCGCTTTCTCTCTGTCTTCCCCTGCCGCTAGCTCAAATTGACGCTCATACTCAGCCTGCAACATAGGAATTCTAGTCACAAGATCAGGGTCTTTAGACGCTATATAGTACGCCAACCCTGCAACTAAACACGGTAAGAATCGAAAGGTCATATCTGGAGTTTCTACACCTGCACCTGCGTTCTCTATACGGCGCATCCGCCAGTACCTAAGTACATAATACGGAGCAGCCGCAGTACCTTGGTCAGGAACAGGCCAAAGATTAATAACTGGAGCAATCAACCTTTCTACATTAATTTGTATAGGGCGGCCTTCAGTTAGCTTATTCGGAATACTGGCATAAGTTGGCATACTAATACGCGAGATTGTTAAATCCGATTGTGTACTAACATTACCTTGGTTGGTACGTATAACTTGCTCCAACAGGTCTATGGTTTCAACAGGAAGCGGGTACTGCGATTGACCTTTAACGAGGTTAATAAACCCTTCTTCAATCGTCCACATGTTGATGCCACGGTTTTGCCACTCTATAGTCAACAAGTTCATGGAACGACGGGCGGTACGCAGGTCATAGCCAGAGCGCATTTCACGACCAGCACGCTCCCAAGATTCCTCGGCAATCTCCGTGAAATCCATGTTGAAATCTGCAATGCCTGAAGTAGCCATTATTTCTTTTTCCTTTTAAGCGCAGCCACTCGCTTAGGTTTGCCAGCCGGTTGCCCTAGGCGCTTCTTTTGCGCTATACGAGACTTCTTCTCTGCCGCCGTCATTTCACCAGAAGTTTTTGGAGTCTTACTGGAAACGCGCTTCTTTGGTCGGCAGTAAGGCGTTCCTCTTTTTTCTCCTTTCTTACGTCCGCAAGGTTTCCCGGTGCGAACGTCTACCCATTCTTCCTTAAACCAGCGCTTAAGTGCCGCACCTTTGGCAGTTTTACGAACGGCCACTGGCTTTCTTCTTTCGGCACTTAGCTATAGCGCCCGAGGCATAAGCAGAAGGGAAGACTTTGTATTGCGCCTTTACCTTGCGGTAACAAGCATCTTTTACAGAGCCGCCCTTCTTAAACGCAATAGGTTTCATCTTGCCCATTCCTCGGCACTTCAGCACTACTTAGCTGCTTTTTTCTTAGCGGCTTCTGCTTTCTTAGCTGCTGCCGCTGCTGCTGCTGCTGCTGTGGGTACACCCCATAGTCCAGTTTCCATAGTATTTCTCCTTATCTATTAATATTTTAAACCATACCGCCGCGTGTAAACCCACGTTGCAAAATTGGGCCGTCACCCCGTCTTCCTTTCTTTACCTTACCGCCGGAATTCATCATGGTAGAAGCGCCAGAATACGCACCTTTACCCATAGCTTTTTCCATGCCTTTACTTTCATTACGACGCGCAGCCATGCCTTGAGATTTCGCC